GTTTATTATATGCATGTTTGGTAGAGACATATGGATTTTTAAAAGGGCCTGCAGATATGTTGGCTTTATACGAACAAAAATACAAAGAAGAAGTACAAAAATTTGCAAATGAGCAAGTTGGAAGACGAAGAAGAGATGACTACACAGATGGCACGGTAAGAATACCGGTCGCCTCTGCCAACCCTTAATCAGGGCATTCGTATGTTGCAAGTTAGCTACATACGCTATATAAAAGCAAAATAGGAAAATTATGGCATCAACGTTTACTACACTCGGTATAGAATTAATGGCTACTGGCGAAAATGCCGGTACTTGGGGAACAAAAACTAATACTAACTTAAGCATGGTTCAATCAGCTGTTGCTGGTTATGTAGAAAAATCTATTGCGGGTAGTGCACAAACTACAGTTTTAACAATTACTGACGGAGATAACACTGAATCTACATCTGTTGCTAGACAGATGGTTATTAAATTAACTGGGACAATATCAGGTAATCAAATTGTAACAGTTCCAGACTCTTTAGAAAAATTATTTGTGGTTGTAAATGGAACATCCGGTTCACATACAGTGCAATTTAAAACAGCATCAGGAACAGGTGTAACTTTTGCAGCAACAGACAAAGGAACTAAATTTTTCTTTTCTGATGGTACAAATATAAACGAAATTGTTTCAACAGTTGTTCCAGCAGACACTATTACAACTGGAGATTCTGCGTCTAGTTTCGCAACATCTTCTGGTGCAGTAGTAATTGATTCGCAAGCAAGCACAACTACAGTTGACGGGCATACAGGTGTTACAATTCAATCAACAAATTCTGGAGATATAACTTTAGATTCTGTTGCAGATATTGTTTTAGATGCTGCAGGGAATGACTTTAGTTTTAAAGCAAGTGGTACAGAAATATTAAAAATTACTAACTCATCAAGTGATGTAGTTATTAAACCAATTGTTGATGCTAAAGATATTATTTTTCAACAAAGAGATGGAACAGAAGTTGCAAGAATCGAAGACAACGCAACCTTTAATGTTTCATCGGCAGGTAAATTTGCGTATGCTGGCGTAGCAGTTACATCAACAGCGGCAGAATTAAATTTAGTAGATGGTATTACAGCAGGAACTGTTTCAGCTTCATTAGCAGTTATAGTAGATTCAAATAAAGATATTACAGGTTTTAGAAATTTAACAACAACAGGTGATGCTGTTGTAGGTGGAGATCTTACAATATCTGGTGATGATCTTACTATGGCTACAAACACTGCAGGTCATTTATTAATTGCAGATGGAACAAATTTTAATCCAATACCTATTACTGATTTATCAGCAATATCTACTATTGCATCTGGGGATACTTTTTTAGCAGTAGATGCTTCAGGTGGTGGTCTTAAAAAAGTTGCAAGATCCGTTGTTGTAGCTGGGTTAGCAACTTCATCAGCTTTAACAGAAATAGTTCAAGATACTTCACCTCAATTAGGCGGCAACCTAGATACAAATTCACATAATATTTTAATTGATGATGCACATTTTATTGCAGATGAAAATAGTAATGAACAAATTATATTTCAGACAACAAGTTCAGCAGTTAATCAATTTGATGTTACAAACGCTGCAACTGGTAGTGGTCCACAATTATCAGCAACAGGTAGTGATTCTAATATTGATTTAAATATATTAGCTAAAGGTACAGGACACGTAACTGTTGTAGGTAATACTAATGCAGGTGCTATTCAATTTAATTGTGAATCTAATTCACACGGACAAATTTTAAAATCTCAACCACACTCAGCTAGTGTTACAAACGTTATGTTATTACCAGCTGGCGCTGACTCTACATTAGTATCTTTAGTTTCAACAGATACTTTAACAAACAAAACTTTAACTTCACCCAAAGTAAACGAAGATGTAGCAGTAACTTCTACGGCTTCAGAAATTAATGTTTTAGATGGTATCACTGCTGTTGTAGGTGAATTAAATGCCTTAGACATTGGAAGCACGGCTGTAGGTACAGCTGTAGCAAGTAAAGCAGTTATATTAGATTCAAGCAAAGATTATACAGGTATTAGAAACTTTACTATTTCAGGTGAGATAGATGCAGCAACAGGTGATTTTTCTGGAGCTGTTGATGTTGCAGGAGCAACTACAACTGCTGCCATAACTGCAAGTGCAATTATAAAAACAGATGATGCTACTGATGCAACTTCTACAACTGATGGCTCATTACAAACTGATGGTGGATTATCTGTAGCTAAAGATACAATAATAGGTAATGACCTTAAATTATTATCTGACTCAGCAGTTCTTGTTTTTGGTGCTGGTTCAGACGCTACCTTAACACATACAAATGATGTTGGTCTTACATTAAATTCTACAAATAAATTAATGTTTAATGACGCTAGTCAATTTATTCAAGGTGCTAGTGCAACAGTATTAGATATTGCAGCAACAGACGAAATAGAACTTACAGCTACTTTAATTGATGTAGTTGGAAACTTAGCAGCTTCTGGAACTTTTGCTCAAGCAGGAGTTGCTTCTTTTGCTAAAGCAGCTAATGTTGCACAAGTAGCACTTACTTCATCATCAAACGCTGTGGCTTGGGATGCTTCAGCTAAACCAAACGCATTTCATTTAACAACAGAAAATACTACTTTTTCTGCACCAAGTAATAATGTTGAAGGTGCTTTTATTTCTATTGAAATTAATTATAATGGAAGTCATACTATTGCTTTTAATACAGTATTTGAATTTGCAGCATCGACTGCACCAACATTTACTTCAACAGATGCTAAAACAGATATATTAGTATTTAGATACAATGGAGCTGTATGGCAAGAAGTAGGTAGAACACTAAATTTAAGTGAAAGTTAGGATATAATATGTACGCATTAGTAACAGATAACAAAATAACAAAATTAATTACAAATCCTAAATCTATGGTTATAGGTGATGTAAGATACCCAGCTAAAATATTTCAACTTTGGTCGCAATCAGAATTAAATGCTATAGGCATTTACGAAGTAGTCTTTAATGACAGTAATAAAAAAGATGAACAATGGTACTTTAATACTAATCAATCTTTTGCATTTGCTGATGAAACAGTTACCGCTTCTTATGGAACTGCTACTGCAAAGGCTCATGCTGATACTTTATTTACAGCACAAGACGAAACAGATGGTAAGGGCATAGAAGGAGAAATTAAATCAAGAGGGTTAAAATATAATTTAATTAAAGATTTAAAAATTATAGCCAACAATTTATTATCAAAAACTGATTGGTATATTACACGTAAGACAGAAAAAAATACTGCCATTCCTGACAATATTACAACTTGGAGAAATGGAATTAGAACTAAACAAGCAGCGATGGAAACATTAATTACTAACGCATCAAATACAGCAGCGATTGAGACTTTATACACGTATGTAAATACAGCTGATGAGGGAGACCCTAGAGTCATTGAAAGACCATTAGGAGAGTTCCCAGAATTAGGGTCTTAACATGCCTTTTGTTTTATCAGGTAATGTAGGATCAGCAACAGCAGCTACTGGTTTTAATGTAGATAATTCCTGTATGTTTAATAGTGCTGATAGTGCTTCTATGGAAAAAGATGCGGCTGCTCCAACAGATAATAATAAATGGACTTTTTCTGCTTGGGTTAAAAGAAGTAAATTAGGAACATTACAAGAAATTTTTTACGGAGAAGCTAATTCAACTAATTATTGTACAATAAGATTTAATGATACTTCAGACACACTTACTTTTAAAAATAGACCAGGAAGTACAACTTCAACTTTAACAACTAGTGCAGTATTTAGAGATCCTAATGCATGGCTACATCTTGTAGTAGTGCTTGACACTTCAAATGGTACTGCTGCTAATAGAGATATTATTTATATCAATGGTGTGAGGGAAACAAATTTTTCTACTGAAAGCCATAGCGGTGATGGTGATGTTTGTTATATAAATAGTGATGGTGATGCTATGAAAATTTCAAAAGGAAATTCAGCATCTTTTTTTAACGGATATATGGCAGAGGTTTATTTTATAGATGGTCAAGCATTAGCTGCTTCAGATTTTGGTGAATTTGATGAAGATTCCCCTACAATTTGGAAACCAAAAGATGCTTCAGGATTAACATTTGGCAATAACGGTTTTTATTTAGATTTTAAAGCTAGTGGTAATTTAGGCAACGATGCTAATGGTGGAACAGATTTAACAGAAAGTAATTTAGCTGCA